TTTCAATAACCCAAGGGATGATGAAAAAGGATTACATATGACCGATTATGAGTTTGACATCATCAACAAAGATTGTAATATTTCATTTGAGGAATTACAACTAAAGAATATTGATTCACCATCAAAACAACTAACTGAAGGACAATACTATTGGCATCCCACTTGGAAAACCTACTATAGTCCAATTATTACACTGAAAGAAAATGTCTGAAGAAAAACAAACATATGAATTTGTAAATCACCCACAGCATTACGGTGGGGGAGAAAACACCTATGAGGTGATTAAAGTAATTGAAGCTCTTGAGATGGACTTCCATCTTGGTAATACCTTCAAGTACATTGCCCGAGCAGGTAAAAAAGGAACTGACAAAGAGATCCAAGATTTGGAAAAGGCTCTATGGTACCTTCAGAGAAAAATTGACCTTCTGAAGAATAAATAAATGGTGTTATACCTTATATTGGGAATGTGTTTCGGTATGTTCATCGAAATGGCGGCAATAAAGACTGGTGTTGAACCAATGACGATGCCTCAAAGGTTTGGTATTGTTTTACTGTGGCCCATATTCTTATTATACTTTGTAATAGAAATGTTAAAATAATGGAAAAGAAAATAAAAACCATCATCAACGGTGACTGTATCGAGGTGATGAAGACCCTTGATGAAGGATCAATCGATCTGATTGTTACCTCACCACCTTATGGTGTTGGTATCGATTATGATGTCCACCAAGATGATATGGTTTGGGAGCAATATGTAGAATTTACACATTCTTGGATGGAACAAGCCTATCGAGTTCTGAAAGATGACGGACGTATCTGTTTGAATATCCCTTACGAGATCAACCGACAGGATAAAGGTGGTCGTATCTTTATGGTAAGTGAGGTATGGCAGATTATGAAAAAGATCGGATATAAGTTCTTTGGTATTGTTGATTTGGAAGAAGAGTCACCACATCGTAGTCGTACAACTGCGTGGGGGAGTTGGATGTCACCATCAGCACCTTATATCTACAACCCAAAAGAATGTGTGATCTTAGCTTATAAGAAACATCACATCAAAAAAGTAAAAGGTGAACCTGAGTGGGTTGGTGAACTCGGTGAGAAAGAAGATAAGAATGGTGTTATGAAACCAAAGACCTTCTACACCGACGAACAAAAACGTGAGTTTATTGATTTGGTATTTGGTCAGTGGAAATACTTTGCCGACACTAAGAGTATGACAAAGGCAACATTCTCAATGGACATTCCAACCAAAGCCATTAAGATCCTTACCTATAAGAATGACATCGTACTTGATCCTTTTGCCGGTTCAGGAACAACCTTGGTGGCGGCTGAGGTCTTGGATCGTCAATGGATTGGGATTGAATTATCACCCAACTATGCCGAGGTTGCTCGAAAACGAGTAAACACATTTGTATTGGAAAAACAACAACAAGTAATTGAGTTGTAAAATATGAACCCTCACTCTAAAGGTGGGGGTTACTTTTTTTATTGTAATGGTATTTATATGATAATATCATTCATATGAATATAATTGTAACTGAGAGTCAACTTTCCAAACTTGTTCTTGAAACAGAAAACCCTGACTTGTTAAATGAAGCGCAATGGTGGAACGCCATTGGAGATGTACTTGGAATTTTTGATCCAACAGGTGCCGTAGATGTAATAAATGGTTTGGATTATTTGAGGCAAGGGGATACCTTTTTTGCCATGTTATCATTTATTTCCGTTCTACCTTATATTGGGGATGTTGCTGCTAAACCAATCATGATGGCAGGTAAAGGTAGTAAGTTATATAAGACTGCCAATCAAGCTGCGAAACTCGCTAAGACAGATCCGATTAGGGCTACAAAAATGTTGGAGACAGTTGCTAATAGTTCTTCGGCGAGTAGATATCTTTTCGGTAAAGCTAGAAGTTGGGCACCCAAGGTGAAAAAAATGTTGGATATGATACCAGGTGGTAAATTGATGCCAGGTCTTATCAACACACTAAAAGATTATATTTCTTTATTTGAAAAAATGGGTGCTGGTACTCAGAAGGCTTCGGCAATGATTAGGAGAGCTGCGAAGAACCCGATGACGACAAAAGAAGTTCAAACATTGGCTAAACAAGTACAAACTGCAGTATCAAAGGATGGAAGACTATTCAGAGAGTTAGGTGGTGCAAGTGCTAAAGGAGTTGCTGGAATTAAAAATTATAAGATGAGTGGTATACCAAGACTATTCGGGAATAAAGCCACAAGAAGTCTTATGAGAAGAACCAAATTTTGGGCGGCATTTTTGGATTACATCGGAGTTGCAAATTTCGTAGGTCCTGATGAACTTATCAATCAGATGGGTGAAGAACAATTCAATAAGTCGATGAATGATTACGCACAAACAAACCAAGCAAAACAATCATGGCAAGATGACTTCGGTAATGTCCAACCTGAACAACCAACACCATCAGCTGAAACTAACACCACAACAAATTCAAATCAAAAGTCACAATCTCAAGACTTCTTGACTGATATGTTGTTCGGACCTCTAAATCCTTTGTAAATTATGACAAACGAAATTATTATAAACTTGTTGGCGATGGAAAACCAAATGCGGATTTTTCATTGGCAGACAATGTCTTATGCTGAACACAAAGCCTTCGGAAAAATATATGAAACCCTCAGTGACCTAATTGATAACTTCGTAGAGGTTTGTATGGCAAAACACGGGAGACCCGACTTCGGAGGTGAATTTACCATTCCACAGTTTGACTATAAATCAATTAACGTTGATCAATACATCAATAGTATGATTGAGTTTTTGATTTCATTGGATAATGTTTATTCAGAACCTTTAGATACTGACATCTTGAATATCAGAGATGAAATGTTGGCTGAGACAAACAGACTAAAATACTTATTAACATTGAGCTAATCATGAAAAAATTTAGAATAGACGAAAACGAAAGAGAGAGAATTCTCAATATGCACATCGAGGCAACACAAAAACAATACCTCTCTGAGAGTATCATTTCAGAACAACCATACTTTCTTTCCCCACAGGAAACATTTCAAATCCAATCAGGTTTGAATGATTACTTCAAGAAAAAAGGTGTAAAGTTTCAATTGGTTGCTGACGGAGCTTGGGGACCTAAAACAATTGAAGCACTTAAGAAGTTCCAAGAGTTAGAGGGACTTGAAGCTGATGGTAAGATGGGTCCTAATACGATGAATAAGTTAAAGTCTGTGGGTATCAATGAAGACATAATTGACAAGTTAGTCAAGTTTTTCTCAGGTATGTTCAAATGAAAAAACTCATCAAGGAGTCTGGACTTAGAGATATAAAAGCGTTAGCGGAGAGATACCCAAAGGCAAAAATTTATTTTCACCAAGATTTGGACGGTGTTACCACCGCGATTGCCATGAAGAAATATCTTGAGTCAAATGGTATCAATGTGGTGGATACTGAAGTTATCCAATACGGAGATAAAGAATTCTCGGTGAAGAAGATGGACGCTCAGGGGGATACAATGCCAGTTTTGGTTGATTTTGCTCACGGAAAGCCAATGTTCGTAATTCATACGGATCACCATGATAGACAATCTGGTGCTGAAGAAACTGGTGCAAAATCTTTCAGACCTTCAAGATCAAATGTGGAAACTATTTCTCAGATTGTATCTCCTAAAGATATTTTTCCTGAGACAGATTTGAGATTGATATCTACTGTCGACTCAGCAGATTATGCCAAATATGATATAACACCTGAACAGGTAATGAATTATATTTTTAGTATAGATAAAGATAAGTCGGCTTTACAGAATAAATTTGCTATGGGACTTGTCCTTAACAAACTTCTGTTAGCATTCAAAAACAAACCTAAGTTCTTAGAGAATTTAGTGATGAATTCGGAACCGAGCCTATATTCAATCCTAAATCAAATTAAATCTGAAATGGGTGGTAGAAAATTACCATCACCTGAGATGTTGAAAAAGAATCAGGAGGATTATGTTCAGAGAATGACACAATCAAGAGATGTAATGTACGATGATGGTATTATCGTACAATACGGCGGAGGGAATATGATGAAGCCAGGATCGTATGATAGATATACACCATTTAAAAACAACCCTGAAGCAGACTTTTTAGTAATTGCTTGGCCTTTAGGTTTATTACAAGCCTCTTGTAATCCCTTCAAAAAAGAAAGGGAATTGAAAGGTGTTA